TTATAATAAAAGGAGAATAGCAGAATGGAATCCTAAAACTAACCCTCCTTTTTATACCATTAAATTCCCTAGAGAAACTTTTATTGATTTCTTTAAGCATATGGAATATACAGGACCATATAAGAGCCACGAATATATTGGGGATAAGCTCCGTATCTTGCCTTTGGAGAATAGAGGTTTCTTGGTCGGAACTCACGGAGAAAATATCTCTACTATTTTTAATCACCCCTTTACTGGACACGAATATTTAGGAGATAATATAGATAAGATTCTTTCTAGTTTTGGTTTAAGATGGGTAAAACCTCTAAAGCTTAAAATTTCTTTAAGAAAGATTATAATGAGGAAGTTACCACATAACTGGCAGAGAAAGTTAAGGTTCTTATTAGGAGAAAGATTTTTTGCTCGGATATATAATTGGATAAGAAATTAGTATGAATGTTTATTTAATACTATTTATGAATTTAACATATAGTTTGTGGGAAAATTTATATGACTAGAAATAAAACTACAAAAGAATGGAGCAATTTCTGGCGTCTGAGAAAGATAGATTGGAAAGTCAGTTATCTTGATACAGCAGACCACCCACATAGACATTTGATTTCTGAGATTCTTAGCACTATCAGGTGGGATTCTTTATTGGAAGTGGGTTGTGGTTCAGGTGCTAACTTAGTGAATATAATTTCTCATTTTAAGAACAAACAGGTTGGAGGAATAGATATTAATGCAGATGCTATAGAGTTGGCACGAGAAACTTTTGAAGGGGCTTTTTTAAAGGTCGGATCAGTAGAGGATATTATGATGAGTGATAACTCTGTAGATGTTATTCTCTCTGATATGTGTATGATTTATATTGATAAGCCAGATAGGGCTATAAAAGAGATTAAAAGGGTTTCAAGGAATTATGTTTTATTTAGTGAACTTCACTCTGAAAGTCTATTTATGAGAATGAAACTTAAATGGACTTCAGGTTATAATGCACATAATTATAGAAAACTATTAGAAAAACACGGATTTACTGATATAATCATTAGTAAGATTCCTCTTAAAGCTTGGGAAGGAGGAAACCCTCAAAAAGATTATGGATATTTTGTGAGAGCAAAGACACCAAAAAGAAAATAATAAGTTTATTAATTAAAACACCCAAAAGAAAATGACAACAAATATACTACTAGGATTAATTGTAATAGCAGAGCTATACAGAATATTAATTCTTCATAAAAAAACTACCAAGAAGTCTTATTTTAAAAATAAGATTAAAGGAACTGAAACTATTATATGGGATATGGAGTTTAAGAAGTTTAAGACAGCTGAGATTAGAGAGCAGATTAGAAAAGAGTATGACTATATGAAATCCCGATTACATGCATTCGAAGCTAAGAAAGAGACGGAAGAAGATAAAGATGAGAAAGCTAGAGTTGATGATGCTATAACTCTTGCCACTAGAGATAAAGACAGATTAGAATCACAGATTAAATCACTTGATGTTGAAATAGCTGGTTCTCCAAAGACACCTGAATATCCTGATGGAGCTGATGGTATGGTTCAGAATATTGAATCTTTAGAAGAACTAAAGGGAATGTTAAAAGACTGGGTTAAAAAGATTTAAATGGCTAGACCTTCTGAATTTAAAGAAGAATATATAACTAAGGTAGATGAATACCTTTCACAGAATCAAGACGAAGAAGTTAAGATTGTTAAAAGTGCTAAAGTTTCTAAAACTTCCGATGAAAGTTCTGGTTGGCAGAATGTCGGAATTAAACTAAAGGTTAAACTCCCTACTATAGAGGGTTTTGCTATGTTTATAGGAGTAAATAAGACTTCTTTATATGAATGGGAAAAGAAACACTATAAATTTTCCAACGCTTTAGATAAAATAAGAACAGAACAGCTTCAGAGATTGATAAATATGGGTCTTTCAGGAGATTATAATTCTACTATAGCTAAGCTTATGCTATCTTCGAACCATAATATGAGAGAAAAATCAGATCTTACTTCTGATGATAAACCTATAGCTGATTCTCTTATTGGAATTATTAGACAGGGTTTAGAAGATGATGAATAAAAGGAAAATAGCTAGTAATTGGAAATAAAACTTTCTTGGTTTGCTCGTTTTAAAAACTGGATATGGAAAAACCTACTAAGAAAGAAATATTAGAATTCCAAGATAAGATAAGGAGAGATCCTACTTACTTTGTGCAAGATGTTTTACAATCTCCTTTATGGGATAAGCAGGTAGAGATTCTAGAAGCTGTTAGAGATAATAAAGAAGTAGTAGTAAGGAGTTGCCACGCTTCTGGTAAAACTTACCTCTGTGGGAGGATAGTTCATTGGTATTTAAATGCTCATAAAGATGCTGTTGTAATAACCACAGCTCCAACTTTCCGCCAAGTTAAAGAAGTTTTATGGAGAGAGATAAAAGGGTCTATAGTTGGAAAGAAGATATATCCCGATGGATCTGTTCTTGATACTAAGATAAATATATCTGATAAGTGGTTTGCTCTTGGGTTATCTACTAGACAACCTGATGCTTTTCAGGGATTCCACTCGGCTCATTTAATGGTTTTAGTTGATGAAGCTTCTGGTATTGAGCCAGATATTGAAGAAGCTATAGACGGATTAACACCAGAGAAGATAGTTAGAATAGGACAACCACTTAGGACTTCGGGGAGGTTTGCTGATGCTTTCAAAATGCAAGGAATTAAGAAGATGTCTATATCAGCTTTTGATACTCCTAATGTTAGAGAAGGAAAAATAGTAATCCCTGGGCTTATTACTAGTAAGGACATTGAGGATTTCAAGATAAGATATGGAGAAGATTCTGATGTCTATAGAGTTAGAGTATTAGGAGAGTTTCCACAACAAGAGGCTGACTCTCTTATCTCCGTTGATGATGTGGCTAAAGCTATTGAAAGAGAAGTAGCTGTTCCAGCACAGTTTGAAAAGAAAATGGGAGTAGATGTAGCTAGATTTGGAGATGACAGATCCGTTATCATTATCAGACAGATGGAGAAAGTTCTTAGAAAAGAAGTCTTTAGCACTTTAGATACTATGGAGATAGCAGGTCAAGTTCTTAAAGTAATGAAAGAAGAAATGGTTAGACCAGAGAATATTAATATAGATGTTATCGGAATTGGGGCTGGAGTAGTGGATAGATTAAAAGAACAGGGGTATTCTGTTAATGGGATAAATGTCGGTTCTTCTCCAAGTGATAAAGAGCATTATATAAACCTTAGAGCGGAACTCTATGCAGATAAAGTTAAAGCATGGATAAAGATAGCGGATCTTTTAAATGATGATGACTTCTATGAGTTATCAAATATTAAGTATAAGTTTAACTCTACAGGTAAAATGCAGATTGAGAGCAAAGATGATATGAAGAAAAGAGGTCTAGAATCTCCTGATGTTGCCGATGCTTTAATGCTTACTTTTGCAGAGTCAGATATCTTCGAGATGACAGGTCAATCACAACCAGATCAACATTTTTATTATCCAGCATTAGGTATATAAAATGAGAGGATTACCAGAAAATCAAGCTCTAAGATGTAAATCTACTAGTAAGGTTTGTCTTAGTAAAAAAGATGCTTATTCTAAAAAGAATTTCCTTATCAAAAAAATAGGTAAAAAGAATTTAAGAATATATCATTGTCTATTTTGTAATTTTTGGCATTTAACACATCAAGATAAAAATTATGAGAATAGAATTTGAAATAAGTAATACGGAGAATATAAAGGATTTATCTCCTGCTGATATTGAAAGGATAAGAGAGATTTTTGTGGCTTTAATCCAAACTGGTTCTTTAACTGGAGTAAGAGGAGGACAGACTATTTTACATTTTGATGGAGATGGAGAATTTCAAAAAATAGAAATTAAATATTTCCCTTGGGCAAAGAGAAGAAAATAATAAAAATGTTTTAGGTGGATAATTACAGAAAAATACTTGACAGAGTTAAGTGAAGTATTACAATTTAATAAAATCCTAACCTATACCAAAGGTGGAGTCAGTAGTCTGGCTTCACCATTTTTATTTTTATAAGTAAGAACAAACTATAATGTCAGAACAAACACTCTTAGATCCTTTGATGGATAAACTCAAGATAGAGAAAGATGGAGCTAATAAACTCCAGCAGAGGAAGCATTCTGACTGGAATGATAACTATGAGCTTTATAGACTTAAAGTTAAAACTAATCGTCTCACACAAAGACAAGCTATTTGTATTCCTTTAATGAAAGAAACTATCAAGACAGCTCTTTCTAAGATTGATGAAGCCCCTAATATTGATTGGAAAGAATTAGGTGGAGATGAAGATAAAGAGATTTTATTTCAAGAGATATGGGATTCAGGATTTACTGATAATAAACTAGAGCTTGTTGATATTTTAGATAAGAAGAATGTCCTTTTATATGGATTAAGCACTAAGAAACTTAATATTACTGATACTGGAGTTAAAATAGAAACCCTAGATGTATATGATATTGTTTTTGACCCTTTAATGAAAGTTGGAGATATTGAGACAGCTCGGTATATAGTTCAACAGAATATATTTAGATCCGTTAGAGAAGTTTTAGCTGATAAAAGATATACAGCAGAAGGGAAAAATAAACTAAAGATATGGGCGGAATCTCCTGCTGGGGTTACTCAAGGAGAAGAAAATAAAAAAGCTTTTGAAGATAAAATGCAGAGGTTATTAGATATGGGAGTAAATCATTCTGATTTTCCCCTTTATGCTGGTGGAGATAGAATAATCAATCTTACAGAGCATTACACTACTATTTGGAATGAGAAGAAAGAGGCGTGGGAAAGGAGAGTAATAGTTTATGCAGATAACTCGGTAATACTACTTGATGAATTATTAGTAGACCTTATTGGTGTGGATTTTTATCCTCTAGGTATGTGGGTAGAAGATCCTGAAACAGCTGATATTTATTCTGATTCTATTGCCGATATAGTTAGAGTTCCTAACCAGATTATCAATGTTTGGTGGAGTCAGCTTATTGAAAATAGGTCTTTAAAGAATTTCCAAATGCATTGGTATTCTCCTTCTAAAGGATATACACCTCAGACTTATACTCCTGGTCAGGGAGTTATGCTTCCAGCTCCGCCTGGTGATGATATAAATAAAGTTATAAAGCCAGTAGAAATATCTGGTCTTGACGATACTCTTCCCGCAATCGCAGCTCTTACGGCTATAGTTGAAAGAGGAACTGGAACTACAGCTATAGATAAGGGAACAACAGAAAAGGGAACTCAAACTCTTGGAGAAATTGAAATCTTAGTAGGAAAATCTACCGAGAGGGCTTTAGGTATGGCTAAGTTTTATAGAATGGCTTGGTATGAGATAGCTTGGAAATGGGAGGAGTTAATGGAAAAAAATGCTCCTAAAATCTTAACTCTCTATAAGACAGGTAGAAGTGGAACTATTTATATTAAGAAAGCTTTGGCTAAAGATTGGACTTCCGAGCTTGGATATAAAGCTACTGTTAATTCTTCATCGGAGCAAGAACAGAATGATATATCTACAATTCAGAAATGGGGCTTTATTCAAAAACAACACCCTGATAATCAAGTTCTTAAAACTCTAGCTCTAAAGAGAGAGTTAGAATTACTTGATTTAACACCCGAAGAACTGAAAGAAATAGAAGAAGCAGAGAAACCAAAAGCTCCTGCACCTATAATGAATCAACCTAAAAACCCAATGACAACAGAACCAGCTCAACAGACTAATCCTGAAGATGAAGCATTATTAAAGGGAATTTCAAGTTCTTTAAATGAATTACAGGTATGAGCCAGAATACAGAAGCATTAAAAAAGATTAATCAATTTCTTTTTGATTTAAAAAAATCACAGAAAGAGGTCGGCACATACAATGATATAGAAGAAAGAGCTGGTCATACAGCCTTGATTTTAGCTGGTTTATCAGATGTGGTTGAAGCTATGAATACACTTCAAGAAACATCAAATGAAATATTAAAGGCACTTCAATTCCAAAATAAGGTTGAAGAATTGAAAATTAGTAGTGAAAACACTTTATAAGTATATAATAATATTATTATGGCAGACGAAAGTTTAAAAAAAGTTGCGATGATGCTTGATTCCATTAAAAAAGGGAAGAAAGAATCTGAAGCACAATTAGAACACGAAAGAAAAAATCTCGTATTAGGGGTCGGAAAAGATATAGTTGATGCTCTTACTCCTTTTCTAGTGGAAGTAATCAATGAGAGCAAGACTAATAAAGCAGATTTTGAAAGAGCTATTTCTGCTATAAAAATTCAGAATAACATTCCTGATATAAATGTTCCTGAAATTGTAGTTCCAACTCCTAGAGTTACAGTTATGCCACCAGAAATCAATATTCCTGATATTGTAATGCCTAAAGAAATGGATATTAAGGGTTGGGTTAGTCTTATGGGAGTAGATCTCCAAAATCCTTTACCAGTTCAGTTAAGAGATGCTTCAGGAAAACCAGTCAATCTCTTAGAGAATCTAACTACTTTAGTGACTGGTGGATCAGGTGGTGGAGTTGCTAAAATAGTTAAAGTTTCAGGTATTCTTACTACAGTCGGGGTAGTAACTATAAATCCTGATGGAAATCCTACTTATGCTGGTAGTGGAGCTGCAGGTGGAGGACTTACAGATGCAGAACTTAGAGCTAGTTCAGTTCCAGTCACACAAGCTTCTGATGCTAACTGGAGCGTATCAGTTAAAGATGTATTCCAAACCACAATCGCTTCTTCTCTTATAAATGGAGATGATAGAATTAGAGTCTCAGTAGAAACTGGTGGATCAGGTTTAACTGATAATGAGTTAAGAGCTACAGCTATTCCTGTCTCTCAAGTTTCTGGTGCTAATTGGAGTGTAACCGCCACAGTATCAGGTTCTATAACTTCTACAGTAGCAGTCGGGGATATTCCTTCTGATGAAGCTGATACAGGTTCTGCTCCTATTAAAATAGGTGGTATTGCTAGAACAGCTAACCCTACTGCGGTTGCAGCTAATGATAGAGTTTCCGCTACTTTTGATACCATTGGAAGACAAATTATGCGACCACTTCAAGTTAGAGGATTACTTGCGACAGCTTATACTTCTCTAACTACAGGAACAGAAACATCTCTTCTTGCAGGGGCTACTTCAACTTATCACGACTTAGTATGGATAATGGGAGCAAATCAGTCTGATGTAGCTGTTTTAGTAGATATTCGGTCTACTACAGGAGGAAATGTATTGTTATCTCTAGAAATACCAGCTAATTCAACTGCTGGTATAGCACCACCCATCCCTTATCCAGCCTCTGATGTCGGTGCTTCTTGGACTCTTGATATGGATGATATAACTGGAACAACGGTTGACATCACCGCACTTTTCTCTAAAGAAATATAATGATCAAAGACACCTTGAAAGACAAAACATCTAAAGAGAAATCTCAGATAAAAAGCTTTGAAATTGCTAAGATTAAGAATGTTAACAAACTTAAAGTCACTAATACATATTTTGACGGAGATATAGAAGTCAAAGATATTAAAACTGTAGAGATAAACGGACAAGACGGAATAGAATATTTTGCTCGTGCTTGGGATAAACAAGGAAATTCTATTGGATTTGGCGAAGACGGTAGCGTTGAATGGGAAAGATTTAGAGTTTTTAATCCTCGTATTCTTGTTGACGACCCAAATGGTGACATCATTCAAGAATGGATAGATGAAGATACAGGTGAAACGAAAACACGAATATTAAGAGAAGATTTAGTTGGAGCACTAATTAAAGATTTAGTTCATACAATATCTATTGTTGGTAAAAATGGAAATCAGATTGTTAAAGGGAAAATAGGAAATACAACTTCTACTTTTTACCCTGATGCTAATCCTGAATCTACATCAGTAGATGGCCGTGTTAGACATATTGATACAGCTGGGTTATCTTGGGCTGCTATAACATCTGCTGCTGGAAACGCTTCAGACGCAAATTCTGCTATATCAAGAGCATACGCTATTCGTGCCGATGGAAATACAGATGAATGGGATCTAATTGATAGAGGTATTTTTCTATTTGATACATCAGCAATAGATGATGGTGATACGGTTACTAGTGCCACGTTTTCTTTAGTTCCATCTACAGTAATAAATGAGGGTTCTGTGGCTGGCTTGAATGTATATTCAAGTAATCCTGCTTCAGATACCAATGTAGTAAATGGTGATTTTGATTCCTTAGGAAGCACCGAGTTTTCTACAACAGTTAACTCATCTGATCTCACAACAGAGGTTTATGAAGACTTTATTTTAAATGCATCTGGTATTGCAGCAATAGATGAAACAGGAATTACTAAACTTGGAACAAGGGAAGCGAATTATGATGCCACAGCAATAGCACCAACTTGGTCATCAGGTTTAGATGAAATAGTAAACGTATATAATGCTGATGAAACTGGAACAGACAAAGACCCTAAATTAGTAGTAGTGCATAGTTTGATAATAGCAGTTGATGCAACCAGTGAAGGACAAACAACAGGGACATCTTTAACTGTTTCTCATACAACTACAGGAACAAATCCTGCTCTGTTCGTTTATGTTTTAACAAACTTAAATTCAGATCCGACAGAATACATAACAGGTGTTACATATAATGGAGTTGCTATGACACAGCTTCGCAAACAGGATTTTACCACATCTGACAACTCTTGGCATTATATTTATGGTCTATTAGATCCCGCAACAGGAACAAATGATATTGTTATATCTACAGATACTAGTGTCATTTTATTGGCTAGGGCAGTTTCTTATGTTGGAGTAGATACAGATCAAACATTACCTGATGCCTCAAACTCTGATACAGGCACTTCTGTCGGAAGTTTAAGCACTTCAATAACAACAATAGCCGATAATTGTTGGATTTTTGCGGGAGGATATGGAAACCAAACAGGAGGTGTTGATGCGGGAACTAATTTAACATTAAGAGTTACAGGCACAGATACTTCGTATTCTGCCTTTGATACTAATTCATCTATAACTCCAGCGGGGGCAACTACCATTGAGATTACACAAGGTTCTCTTGGGAAAATGATGATTATTGGTGTTTCTTTTGCACCTGTAACTTCCGCGCCAGTGTTCGATGCAGTAACTCCAACACCAACACTATTAACTCTTAATGTGGGATAATATGAGTGTATTAACTGATTTATTTAAAAGAAGAGGGATAAAAGATTATACAGAGTTATCTTCTGAAGAACTTGTCCAGTATGAAAATTGGAAAGCTGTATTATCTAAAGAAGAAGTTACTATTGCCGATTTAAGAGAGTTTTGTTCAAGTCAGTTAGTAATTATAGATTCTCAATTCAAAGACCTTGATAGAAATATTAGTAAGACAGAAAGATTAGTTTTACTCCATAGTGTATATACTGCCATACTAGCATTAATTGATTCACCACAGATTGAGAGAGAAAACCTAGAAAAATATTTGACAAGTTTATTATAAATTTTATACTTATGATATAAAAATCCTAACCTAAACCAAAGGCGGTAACTTCACCAGAGGTTCTCGTCTTTATTCTTTAAAAAACTATTATTAAAATAATTAAATAATCATTATGAGAAAAACAAAGAAAGAAATGGTTGAAGAAGTCACAGGAAGTGGTTCTAAAATTCCAAGTGAAAAAGAAAGATTACTTGCTCTTTATCAAGAGCTTAAAGATTTGGGGATAAGGAGTATATCAGACCTTGAAAACTTAATAGCAAAAGCCGAGTAAAGTTTCGGGGGGGGTGTGCATCCTAAAAAACACACGCTTTATTAGAGAGCCATTAACTCATAAAGAAATGGAAATAAAACCAGAGGAAACAACTCCTCATAATCCAGTTGTGAAAGCGACGCCTGAAGTCGGTAGTGAGGTAATTATTCCTAATGCAGAAACTAAAATTGTTTCTCAAAAGGAATATGATGATCTTACTAAAAGGGCTACGGTCAGTTCTCAAAACTTTGAGAGAGTAAAAAAACTTGAAGCCGAGAAAGCTGAACTAGAGAGCCAGTTGGATTTAAAAGATAACGTTGTTCTTTCAGAAATTGATGATGAAACAATCACTAAGTTAAGGTCTGACATCTCCTCTATACAGGGAGAGTTAGATAGAACTAAGGTTATTGAAAAATATCCTGTTCTTAAAGAGATTTGGAGTGAAGTTGAAAAATTTCGCAAAGATCCTGAGAATAGAGGTATGTCAATTCAGACTGCTGCAAAAGCATTCATAATTGAAAATAATCTTTCAGATACACCTAGATTAGGTCTTGAAAAGACTACTGGTGGATCTAAAGTGCCTGTTTCAACTGGTATGACTTCTGAAGAAGTTGCAAAATTGAGAACTAACGATTATGAAAAATATCGTTTAATGCTTAAGAATGGACAAATTAAGATGTCATAGGTCTGTGAAAGAAAACAAACAAATAAAATTATGAGTTTATTGACAAATTTCGGTGAGGAGTTTGCAAGTCAAGTTTTAACAAAGACATATCAAAATGCCGTTGTTGATTCTATCGCAAACAGGGATTACGAGGGGGAAATCAAGAAACCAGGAGATAGAGTAAATATTTTTTCTTTCCTAAACTCAATTATTCTTTCTGATTATCAGGTAGGGGTGGATATGCCATCTGAAACTATCGTAGATGCAGAAGATCAGTTGATTGTAGAGAAAAGAAAGTCTTATAACTTCTCTCTTGATAGGTTGGAGGATCTATTCACTTATGGTGGAGACATTCCTGAAAATCTAATCAAGGACGCTTCTAAAGTTCTTGAACAAACTATAGATACTTATGTTTTGAACAAGTTTGGTGAAGAAGTTAAAGCTGGAAACTGGATTGGTATTGACCTAGTTGTAGAAGGTTCAGGTCAGACTATGGCTTCAATCGTTACTACAGCAACAGGTGGAACAGTTACGCTTAACGCAACTAAAAACACTTACGAGGGTCAAGTTGGTTCTGTTGAAAACCCAAGAGATGGGGCAACCTATTCAGGAGGATTTTCTTCTACAGACCTTTATAAGGGATTCCGACTAAGATCTTCTTCAACTTTCGTTTCACCTTGGTATAGAATTAGTGCAGTTACATCTACTGTAGTAGCTGAATTGACCGAGTGGGATGAAGCTGTAAGTGGTTCTGATTTTGAGGAAGGTTACACACTACGAGGAACATTCGGTGGTGATGGAATCAGTTTCCCTAAGTATGGAGCTGGAGATGCCTCTCTTATTGGTATGTCTAGTCTTGGTTGGGAAATCCAAGCTGCAGCTGCAACTTCGGTTACTGCTGCAACTATTTACGACCAAGCTACATTACTTGCAGAGAAGTTAGATGATGGAGAAGTTTCAGCAGAAGATAGAAAGCTAACAGTTCCTCCAAGTGGAGTTACTATGCTTCGTCAGTCTGCAGAGCTTCAACCAACTGGAATTGCAGAGATTTATTCAGGCACAGTTCTTAATGGTCGTGTTATGAGATTCAGTGGATTTGATGTTCACGTTGCAGCAGGTGCGAGAGTTTCCACCAGAGCTGGACACAGAACTTCAACTGTTACTGGTCCTGACGCTGACGTTACAGGGGCATTTGGTGCTAATGGATATATTATTGCTGCAAACCAAATGGGCTTCATCACTTATGCAGATAAGTGGAGTGAATCTAGAGTAGTTGAGGCTGAAGACCAATTTGCTAAGAAATATCAGGGCTTGTTCCTATTCGGAGCTAAAGTTCCTCATTATCGTAGGAAGTATGGTGCAGTATTGCTAGGAAGTTTCTAAGTTATTAGTTTAATAATAGCTCGTTTGCTTCGGGTAATAACTTGACGGAAGTTACCCGAAGCGTCGTCAGGAAGCGAGCTTCTTGAAATAAATTATGTGGATATACATAAAACGTCTGTTCTTTAAAATCTTACGAAAGACTCCCGCCGATATGGATATGGTCAAATATTGGAAAACTGGAGAATCTGTTCAAGCTAAAGTTACCACCATAGACGGAGCCACGGTTATGTTTATGGAAGGAGAGAAATATCCTTTATGGGGATTTCCTCGGACTTTTCTCTTATTTGGAGATTTGTCTAAATTAAAACACGAAGTTAAGACTACTATCTTTAATGAATCGTGGGCTAAAATTGGTAAAGAGCCAGATGAGGAAATCATCAGAGATATTTACTTCAATAAACTGCCTAAACTTTTTGAGTTAATGGAGAAGAATAGATTAGATATGCTCCCTCCAGAAGCTATGTGCCCCTCTGTCCGTGAAATTCATAGAGCTTGGACTAAAGTGTCTCCAAACACACATCAGTTAAGAGATCTAATTTGTTTTATTCTTCAAGAAGATGATAGTTACAGGTTTAGAGTTCAATGGGTTGCTAGGTG